GTTTTAGGTAAAATAAGAATGTATGCAAGGGAATATAATTACCACCATACAATTATTATGCACATAGCAAGGGAAACAGGAGCAAAGGTAATAGATGATGCAACAGGTATTAAATATTATCCTCCAGCAGACCCACGATTTATAGATGGTGGCGAAACATCCTTTAGGAAGGGAGAACAAATGATTTGTGTATGGAGACCACCTTTTGGAGTTTCTAAAGATGGAAACCCTTATCAAGGCAATGAAGTAAAGATTATAGTACAAAAAACAAAGCCTAAAGGAGTAGGGGAAGTAGGGGAAGCAACACTTTTCTTTGATAAGTGGCGAAACTGCTACTACGAAGAAATTAACGGAATTAAGAGTTATGCTGGAAATTATGTTACATTTGAAAAACCAACTATTTTACCTTTTTAATTATGACACTACAAGAATTTGCTAAACATTCGGAAGCCAGGCTTTTTAGTTTAGAATTATTTGAACAATTACCTATCCATAAGCTAAGTTCGCAATATTATGTGGAGGCTTTAAGAGAGATAATTAATTTAATTAACCCAGTGCAGGACAAAAAATTTATTTTAAGTGATGAGAAAGTTACCCGAGTTAAGTGAGCCATTAAAAGCTATTTTGCAGGATGAATTAGAAAAAAGGATTCCAAAGACTGATTTTAGACAAGCTACTTTGTTTAGGATTGCAGATTTACTCCTTGTGATGCAAATAAAGCTATTAGAGGCAAATAAAACTAAAATTGATAGTAAGACTTACAAAGATAATTTAAATGCTTTAGAAACGCTTAATTTAGCTTTTGTGATGATGACTGATTTAGAAGGAGAAAATTCTTTATTACGAAGTGAATTACTAACTTTGAGGCACGAAGCGGAAATAATAATAGCTGAACTGACTGAAAGAGTTAAAACGCTTGAGATGATAGATGACTTGTAACATTTAACAATATGAGTTTAATCTTTATAATATTAGCAGCTATTTGTAACTCGGTGATGGATGTTCTATCTACCAGGTATTATGTTTCTATATTTGGAAACCTTAAGAATAGACAATTTTGGGATTGGAATATGTCTTGGCGCAACAAATGGCAGTGGGGCGAGAAAGAAAATGGCGAGAAGTTTTTTATGTCTTCAACTATGCTATCGTTTTTAACAGATGGGTGGCATTTATTTAAAGCCTTAATGTTACTCTTTATTTCTTTAGCTATTGTAACTTATAAGCCTATCTTTGGCTATTTCGATATAATCCTATTTTCTATTATTTGGGGTGTAGTCTTCGAGATATGTTACACTAAAATCTTATTAAAATGAGTACAACAATCTTAAAGAAAAAATTAGATACTATCTTCTCTATTTATATAAGGCTTAAGTATGCTGATGAAGATTTGAATGTAAAGTGTTTTACTTGCGACAAGGTTTATCATTATAAAAAGATTCAGAACGGTCATTTCTATTCAAGAGGTATTTTAAGTTTAAGATGGGACGAACAAAATTGTCGACCACAGTGCTACGGATGTAATATTGCTCAAAAAGGCAACTACATAGAATATTATAAAAGACTTGAAAAAGAAATAGGTAAGGGTGGTATGGATTACCTTGAGTACAAAAGGCATCAAATAAAAAAGATGGGTAAGTTAGATTATCAAATCTATATTGATACATACACCCAAAAGGTAGCCGAATTATAAAAATATATTACCTTTGTAAAATGAAAACCGAATTAGTAAGTATCAAATTAGTAAAGTCAAACCCTAATAATCCACGAATTATAAAGGATGATAAGTTTGCAAAATTAGTAGCATCAATTAAGGAGTTTCCAAAGATGCTTGAAATAAGACCTATTGTAGTAAACGATGATATGATTGTCTTGGGTGGTAATATGAGATTAAAGGCTTGTATTCACGCTGGATTAAAAGAAGTTCCAATTATTAAAGTTACGGATTTGACAGAGCAAGAACAAAAGCAGTTTATTATAAAAGATAATGTAAGCGGTGGCGAATGGGATTGGAATATGTTAGCTAATGAATGGGATGCTGAAGAACTTGATGCTTGGGGATTAGATGTACCTGATTTTGGTAAAGAATTAGAAGCTGAAGAAGATGACTTTGAAGCACCTGAAGGCGGAATTGAAACGGATATTGTATTAGGCGATTTATTTGAGATTGGAGAACATAGATTACTTTGTGGGGATTCAACGGATAGCGATGCAGTAGCAAAGTTAATGGATGGTCAAAAAGCTGATATGGCATTTACAGACCCTCCTTACCTAATGGATTTTACTGGAGGAATACACGCAGATGGAAGTAAAAGTTTTAATTCTAAACACGGTGGTATTAAAAACGATAAAATGTCAAAAGAAGATGGAGATGATTTTCTTGATGCTATAAACTCAAATATTCAGTTATTTGTAAATGGTGCTTTTTATATCTGTTTTTATAGATTAAAATTAGGAGAGTATTTTGAAAGTTTAAAAAGAACAGGTTTAGAAGTTAGAGCATTAATTACCTGGAATAAAGGCAATCATACTTTAAGTAATTCAGATTATATGTCTAAATGTGAGCATATTTTTTATGGATGGGTAAATGAACATAATTTTTACGGAGGTAAAAATGGAATGGATATTTGGGATATACCAAGAACTCAAAAAAATGATTTACATCCTACTATGAAACCTATTCCATTATGTGAAAAAGCAATAAATGATGGTAGCAAAGTAAACGATAAAGTATTAGATTTATTTCTTGGTTCAGGTTCAACAATGGTAGCAGCACATCAACTTAAAAGAAAATGCTACGGAATGGAATTAGACCCAAAGTATTGCCAGGTAATAGTAGACCGAATGCGTAAACTTGACCCAACGATTAAAATTAAAAGGAACGGAGTAGATTATGGCATATAAAACAGAGGAATTGGAGAAGAAGTCTTTAGAGGCAATAGATAAGCATAAATTGTTCTTTATTGAGGATGTGGTGGCATTTTTACCTTGCACAAAGACTACTTTTTACGAGCATAAACTGAACGAATCTAACGCTATAAAAGAAGCACTTGAAAAAAACAAAGTTGAGATTAAAACATCAATGCGTTCAAAGTGGTATAAGAGCGAAAACCCTACTTTACAAATGGGATTATATAAGTTAATCGGCACTCCTGAAGAAGCTGAACGATTAGGTACTACTTTAAAACATACAGGCGGTATGGATTTAGGTATTACTTTCAATGAAACTAAAACCTATGATACTAACGAAGAAGCAGACTAAAGCACTCGATAGATTAGAAGACAACAAAACAAGCGAGGTTATATTTGGAGGCGGAGTAGCAGGAGGTAAATCAGCACTTGGTGTCTATTGGATTATTAAATGCTGCTTAAAATATCCAGGTTCAAGATGGTTAATGGGTAGAGCAGTCCTTAAAACTTTAAAAGATACTACCTTAAATTCGTTTTACGATGTTTGCAAACTGCAAAATATTAAGTCAGGGCAGCACTATATTTATAACGCTCAATCTAATATAATTACATTCTCAAATGGTTCGGCTATTTACCTAAAAGATTTGTTTCAATATCCTTCAGATATTAATTTTGACGAACTTGGGTCACTTGAAATTTCTGGAGCATTTATTGACGAATGCAATCAAATTACAGAGAAAGCCTGGAACATAGTAAAATCAAGGATAAGATACAAGCTAACAGAATTTAAAATAATACCAAAGATGCTCGGCACTTGTAACCCTGCAAAGGGATATGTTTATAATAACTTTTATAAGCCTACAAAGGATGGCACAATAAACGAGAGTAAAGCCTTTATTCAATCATTAATACAAGACAATCCTTATATTTCGGAGCATTACATTCAGTCTTTGCAATCATTAGATAAGTTTAGTAAGGAGCGTTTATTGTTTGGAAATTGGGAGTACGATGACAATGATAACGCTTTAATACAGTACGATAAGATAATTGACTTATTTACTAATGAGCATATTCCAAACGGTAAAGGATATATTTCTGCGGATATTGCTCGTTTTGGTAAGGATAATACTTTGATAATGGTTTGGTCAGGCTTTAGAGTAATCGAAATACACAAGTTGTCTCATAAGGCAACAAGCGAAGTAGCAGCATATATAAAACATTTAAGTAAAAAGCATTCTATTCCTTATTCTCAAATCATTTGCGATGAAGACGGGGTCGGTGGCGGTGTGGTAGATTATGGTTTTAAAGGATTTGTAAACAATAGCAAAGCACTAACGGGCAACTACATAAACTTAAAGTCCGAGTGCTATTACAAGTTAGCGGAACTAATCAATGAAGCAGGAGTGTGGGTGATAAGTGAAGATGTAAAGATTAAAAAAGAATTAACCGAAGAACTTGAATGGGTACAAAGGCATAACGCTGACAAAGATGGTAAGTTAGCGGTGCTACCAAAAGACAAAGTAAAAGAACATTTAGGTAGAAGTCCCGATATAAGTGATGCCTTAATGATGCGAATGTGGTTTGAACTCAAGAAGTTTGACTTCGTAGTTATGTAAATTTATCGTAAATTTGTAAAAATAATTGCTTATGAATCTCATACAAAGAATTAAAGCTGCTATACTACCTTCTCAAGGTTCGGATGCAGGTAACAAATACAATCAGTCTTTATTCTCTTATTTTAACGGAATATTCTTTAACATACCTAACAATCCAAGAGCGTATGTAAGGAGTGGCTACCAAGGCAACCCTGATGTATTTGCTATTATTAATATAATTGCTAAAAAAGCTGCTTCAGTTCCATTCTATGTTTACGAGGTAGAGAACAAAAAAAGTTTTAATAGAACAAAGAATAATAAGTTTAACTTACTTAAAAAAGGATTAACGGAAGTTGAAGGTACTGACTTGAATAAGCTGATTGCAAGACCTAACGAAATGCAAAGCCAACAAGAGTATATTGAATCTTTAGTTTCATTCCTTGAGATTACAGGTAACGCTTATTCTTACAAGTTTTGTCCTGAAGTAGGAAGAAACAAAGGAGTACCAACAAAATTATATCCTTTACCTTCACAATTTACACAAATTATCGGAAGCGGTACATTTGAGCCAATTAGTGCATATAAGCTACAAATAGGAAACCAAGAGATTGAATTTAAAGTAAACGAAGTAAACCATATTAAGTTCTTTAACCCTGACTATAATGTAAGTGGAAATCAATTATACGGAATGAGTCCGCTTATGGCTGCTTGGGAAACTGTTTCAAGTTCTAACGAAGGTACAAGAGCAAAGGCTAAAGCATTTATTAACGGTGGTGCAGCAGGTCTTTTATTTAGTGGGGATAAAGATGCAATGTTAGATGGCGAACAAATTAGTAAGATTAACCAACAAATTGACAGTAAGTTAACAGGTGCGGATAATTACAAGAGAATAGTAGCTACTAACGGTATTGTAGATTATAAGCAAATCGGAATGAGTCCAGCGGATTTAGAGATTATTAAATCAATAGGAGCGGATAGAGATACTTTATGTAGAGTGTTTGGTGTTGACCCTATTTTAATGGCTACTGATTCAGCTTCTTACAATAACAAAGAGATGGCTTACAAAGGATTGGTAACTAATACAGTTATTCCTATCTTAAATATGATTAGAGGTATGTTTAACGAGGTTGCTTTATACTATTCTTTAAGAGATGGTGTTGAATACTATATTGACTACGATGCACAAGCGTTTCCCGAAATGCAAAAGGATATGGAGAAGATTGTTGCTCAAATGAAAGAATCTTGGTGGATTACTCCTAACGAAAAAAGAGATGCAATGAACTACGATAGATTAGATGAAGCGGATATGGATAGGATTTTAGTCCCTTCAAGTTTAGTTTATC